CATCTACTAATTTAGCTATTTCACTTTCTATTTCAGCGTTTTTTTGCTCTATTTCTTTGTAAGATTCCTGTTCTTTTAGTTTCTCAGAGTATTCTAAAATTAAGTTTTTTGAGATTTGTATTTTCTCTTTTATAATATTTGCTTGGCTTTCTATATTGTCCAAGTTAGATTTTAGTCTTTCTGCTTCGGCTTTCTTGTCCTTGTATTTTTTATATGTAGAATCAGCTATTTCTAGATTCTCCATATATTCTGCTACCTCATTTTTATTTTGTTTTAGTTTCTCTAGTTTATCAAGTAATTCCGGTAGCTCTTTTTTAGCCTTTTCTCCATCTAATGCATACTTGTTATTTTTTACACAATACACACAGTTAGGGTCGTGTTCATAACCTTGTAGGTGTTCTATTAATTTATTACTAGATTTTATTTCAGAGTCTGTTACTGCGATGTCTCTGTCAAAATCAGATATTTTTTTTCTTACTTCAACTAGATTAGAAGATACATCAACTCTTTCTCCCATGTCATCTAGTTCGGAGAGATTCGTTTTAAGGGCATTTCTAGCCTCTACAAACGACTTTCTCTTGTCTTCTAAGGATGAACTAAGGGTAGCCTCATTTCTGCTCTCCTCGTCTATCTTTGTGGCATAATTTATAGATTGCTTAGGATAAGGTATAAGTTCTTTTCTTTTGTTTTCTATTTGTACGGAAAGGATATCAGAATTCTTTTTATTTAAATCCAGACTATCCTCTACTTGTGCTAGCTTAGACTTTATATCTATTATGCTATTTTCATACTCCGTTACAGATTCGTTGTATTTCTGTTTTTGGTGGTTCTCAATTTCATATTTTAATTGTTTAAGATGTTCTTTGGATGTATCATTTAATTTCTCAAAGATGTCTATATCAAAATACTTGTACAATAAATCCTTTTTATCTTTTTGTGTCTTATCAATAAAATCAGATTTATTATGTTGGTCATACATTGTTATAAGCATGAAATTCTCATAACTTCCTAGATATTTTCTAATGCTGTCATTTGTTTCATATCTTTGCTCTCCATTTAAAGAAGTTCCATCCTCTTTATAGAAATTAACGATAACTTTTACTTTCCCGTCTTTACCTTTCTTACCATTACGTTCGATAAAATAAGACTCTCCTGCAACCGATAATTCTAATTTACACGAAAAGAAATCGCAAGATGTATTCATAACTTCAGCGCCGCTACTTGTCTTACTACATTTATCAAAAATACAGTAAGTCATAGCATCTAATAGGGTAGACTTCCCGGAGGCGTTTGGTGAAAATAATCCAACTAGTCCTCCTAATTCTCCTAAATTAAATACATTTCCCTCTCCGTAGGAAAACATATTAGAAAACTCAAATCGTAAAGGCTTCCATGTAACACCTATAAATTCGGAAGGCTCATCTAATTCTAAGGAAGCTTTTTTATGTATATCTAGGAATTTGTCCGCTTGATACTCTTGTTTTAACTCGTTTTGAACATATCTCTCTAGCATTGAGTGTCTCCATTCAAAGTCTCTTATTATGTTCTCTTTGTCTAGTGATACTTCCCCTTTACCATTGTCTATAATAAATTTAGTTACTTTTGGCTTTTTTATACGTAGAACATTATATTTCTTCTCTAATGCTAAACAAAAGGAGTCTATAAATTCTTGAGTACAATTTTCGGCGGTGATAGCTACATTAAGATTATACGGTAAATCTCCAGGTATTTTCTCAGCTACTTTATCATTTTTCAATTTAAATGTATAATAGCCATTAGAAGATGCTATTTTAATGAACTCACTTGTTTTCTTATTTAAATCCCATTCTATAATTCCATGTGTTAAATCTTCTCCAAAGTTCTGTTGTATCAAACTAGATGGATAAGCTGCTGTTCTTTCTAAATTGAGATATTGATGTTTGTGAATGTCTCCCAATAAGATGTAATCATAGTCTGCATGATTTAATACATCTAAATAATTTCCTTCTAATAGATATCCGTATGCTGTTGCCGAGTTCTTTACCGGTCCATGATACATTAATATCTTTGTTTCTGCATCAAAGGATTTTGCGGGGATTACATTTTCAATCTTATCTTTGACATGTAATAAACTAAATGCTATTTGTTCATATTTATACACATTTGTTTCATTCAAGAAATGTAATGTAGGTAGATTTAAACTGTTTATGATGGGAGTTAATGCATCTAATCTTGTTTTATTATTTAGATTTAAGTCATGGTTTCCTAATATTACTATGGTAGGAAGCATGTTACATAATGTAGATAATAGATTGGATACTACTGAGAATAATTCTGGAGACATGTTTGTTTTTGAATGTACGATATCCCCGCCCAAAAATATAATGGAATTGGGTGTCATTCTCTCCTCAATGATTTTATACAATTTCTCAAACACTTCTATATATTCTTCATGTCTTTGATAATTGTAAACATGAATATCTGAAATGTGAAAAATCTTATCCACTTTTCTTCCTGTGTCCTTTATTAGAATCATAATAAATTTGTTATTGCTGAATACTCATTAATTTCAACTGCTCCTTCTATAGCATCCCATGTGTCATCATACCCTAAATCGCTAGGATCTTTTGTACCTAAGTCAACTAGCTTGGTAGGAATGCCAATGGCTCCTAATTCCAAACAATACTTTATAGCTTGTTTCTTTTTATCCGGGTCAATAGCAACATATACTAAAGGAGTTTCTTCCATGAGTAGTCTATGTTTTAACTTTTCTGATATGATGCTGCCCGTTAAATAAGTCACATTTCTTCTTACTGATACACTGTCGAAAAAACCCTCTACGATAACTATTGGGAATTTAAAATCTAAGAAAAACTCATTGACTATAATATCATTTATCTTAACAGGAGCGCCTAAGTATTTATAAGGCGAAAGACCTGTGAAATCTCTGCCTTCAAAAAAATTAAGTGTGCCGTTCTTGTCATAGGAAGGTAGTATAATTCTGCCTGCGTACTTACCTGTTAGACAATATCCAACCTTATGTCTTACTATGTCCTGGTTTGTGAAAGAAGGCTTGAATCTCCTTAAAAAATTCAATACAGCTTTATTGGGTTCCTTATTCAATGATACATATTCATCGGGCAATTTCAATAAAGCAGTAGGAATGTCTATTTGAGTATCATCTTTCATTTGATAATACTCTAAAACATTTCTAAGTTGATCAATTTGAGTCTTTGTGGCACCGCATTTGTAGAAAAGATTACTTACACTCCTACCTTTAGTTTCGCAAATCCAACAATGATACTTTTGATTAGTTAAATTTACACTTAACTTCTTTTTGTGGTGATTGCAGAAGGGACAATGAAATACAATGTCTGATTTACCCGCTGATTCCGAAGAACCTAGCACTTCCTCTAAAACCGATAATAATCTAAAACGCATATATAATTATTTTTTCTCTTCAAACCATTGCTTAGGTATGGAATAAGCCGCCCATTTTATATTGTGTTTATTGCACCACTCGGCGTAAGTGGTTTTAGCTCCTTTTGAAATTCTTACATGAGGATCCTGAAATACAATCCTGATGTCTAAATGAGGATTACATGAAATAATATCCATCATTTTTTTACGTTCTTCTAAAGTCCATCTTCCTTTAGCTTCTATAATAATATTATTGGGTAACTCGAAATCTGCTAAATAAGTTCTAGGAGTTTCGGGTTTTATGTACTTAATAACTTTTTTCTCATACAAATCTTTAGGGTTTACTCCCAAAGAGCCTGATATTTGTAGAGCAATAGACTTTTCGAAATTAGATCTGTACCCTTCTTTCTGCGCTAGTCTAGTCTTAAATGAATTGTTAAAAAATCCTGCCATGTCAATAATCAAATTTTACAATAACATTTAAATCTACATCATCTCTTTTCTTTATTGCTTGTCCCATTTTACCTACTGCAATTAGCTCGTTATATTTGTTGTACAAGCCAATAGTAGTTATGTAAGGAGATAAAGAACCTGTGAAATCATCCAAATACTCCGTACTCTTAACAGTCTTAGTAGAGGAAGGGTTCAATGTGAGATTAAAATCACCTCTTTTAATTCTGCATAACATTTCAAATTCATACAAAGTTAAACTATTTTTATAATAAAGCAACCAATTGTTAGATAAAATTTCATGATATTTTTTATCCGGGCTTGTGATTACTAAATTACCTGTTCTATAAAACACATTACCCACTCTACTTGTCTGGTAACATGAAATAGATGATGTATTATATAAGCTAGCTACATTCTGAGATGTTGCTGCTCTATTGTAAAATCTTAATTCATCTATAAGTCCTGTATATCCATTTCTTCCATCAAAAGAAGATGCTCCTATCATTATATCACTTACATTGACAGTTTCATCTTTAACATCTGCTCTTGATGAATTTAATGTTCCATCCACATATAATTGAATGTTTGAACCTGTCTTAACTAAACATACATGATGGAAATTATTATCTAAAATGGAATTAGATGATGTCAATTGCAATGTAGAAAAACCATCCGATCTACTGAAAGATAATTTTCCCGGCTGTGAATGAGTGTGATTATGTACGGAAAAATCATACGGGTAATAATCTACTGGGTAATATTTGAAAGAGGATGATGAAAAAACATCGGTTACTACTAAATTACCTTTATTTACTCTTTTTAATCTTCCGAATTCTTCTCTATACAATATGGACTTCTTGTCAATTACTGTATTTTTATTGCTAGTTAATATGCTCTGAGATACTGGCGCTTTTAACCAAAAACTTATGGTGAAATTGTCTGCTGATTCAAAACTAACTGCATCAAAATTTTTAGTGTGAATATAACCGTCGCCATAGAATTCCGCAGCTAAACCTGTTCTCGTGCCGTTAATAGGAATACCACTTGAATAAGCTACTTGATATGATTTTGATTTTTCTTGAGGCTCAATAACTTCACTCTCGTATCTTATAAACAATGTCTTTTTTCCTCCCCTACCATAAGTGTAAGCTTTGTGAGCATCTTGAAATCCCCAATAACCGCATAAATTATCTGTATTTAAAAAAGAACCTGTATTTATATTACTGTCATATAAATTATTGTATCCATCATCTACTACATTTATATTATTGTTTAGTCCTTTTAAATATAGTGTATTCTCTTTAATCTTATCTCCAAAATTTAAAGATGGAATTGATATTAAACTAGCTGTTAAAAATAAATGTTTAGTTGTTCTATTTCTATCCCATCCCTCCAATGATGTTGTCCATGAAAATCCTTTATGAAAATACAAATGATTTAGTGATTTATAAACAATGTATTTATAAGACCCGTCTGCATTTTTTGGATATGTAACATCTTTTGAAGAGCTCAAATATATAGGAGATTTATAGTATAAAGCTTGTTGAACTTTATATCCATTCTTTGCATAACTTCCTGTTAAAATATAATATTCTTTATTTACTTCAAACGGGGTTATAGTAAAATCCTCACTTTTAACAGCTGAAAATGTACTCATATTAATATTTAAGTCTTACCGTAAAAACTGATTCGTCTGTAAAATTCTTGATAATAGGTTTAGATAATTTTCCTACTGCTATCAATTCTTTACTATCATTATATAATCCTATTGTTGTAATATAAACTTGAGGATTTACAGAAAAATCTTCTTTTATAGAACCATTTTCTTCCGTCAAGTATTTAGTTAGTTTTTTACCTTCTTCTGAATTAGGGTCTAAGGGAAGCGATAAATCGTTTTCATTAGTTTCCGGAAGAGTATTGTATGTAAAGAAACTTGTATTGTTAGAGTAATTGAATTCTTTATTATGCAATCTGATAAAATAATAATCATTATACTCTCTAATAAGTCTTCTAGCTTTCATTCCTAAATAATCTCCGCTTACATCTTGTAGTGTTCCCGAGCCTGATATAGATTTAAACAGTTTGTGAGCATTTTGTCCATTTATTTCCGAATCTTTAGTTGTAGCAAAGGAGGCTGATAAATCTAATTTATTCCCGTCTAAGATAACTACGCCTAATGATGGGAATAATTTACCATAATATTTAGGAAATTGGGAATTGTACACTCCGCTTTCAATACTCCCTGATACTATGTTGTAAAATACTCCAGAATTTAAGTAATCCGGATTGGTGTTAATCTTAGAGTCATCTATTAATCTTAGTACTTTATTATTTCCTGCTAATCTGACATTTGAACCTGTATGAGTAGCAGTAGTACCTCCGCCTGATAAATACGCAGATCCTGATAAATGAGCTATATTTATTTCAATAACTCCCGCATCTATTCTATCTTTTAATCTCTTTGATTGATAGTTTATTACATAGATACTATCAGTTGGAGTGCCTGTTAAATTAAATTTACCTTCTGATTTTTCTAAAATTATATTTCTATATTGTCCGTAAACAGCTTTACTTGGAGTGATATTTATTTTACCCCCCTCGTCAAATGATCCTGACCCTCCACTGTGCCCGTATGCGATACTGAATTGAATGGAAGATGTTGAAGATATTTTTGGGTTTTCATCATATATGTGAGTATAGTAATTAGAAACAGAATTAGATGTACTTCCTGTAAAAAATGTTTTTAAATTTCTAATGTTATTAGAAAATAGTCCTTCTGTAACATCTACTATATACTTTCTTTTATCTATATCTTGAATCTCTTTTAACCAGTATAATTCCGGCTTATATTTACCTATGTATCTACCAATAGCTTTTACTGTAGTACCTTCGGGTACGTTTACAGTAATATTTTCAGGAGTTTTATATATGATTCTGTCATAGTCAAAATCACTAAAAGAAACGGTATTATTTCCTGGAGAAACTGGAATTACAAAGTCTTTATTTCCTTTATTAGCTCCATTTATAAAAATATCAGGTAATTTTATTTCATTCGGAGGAGATGGGTTAAAAAAAACAGATACGTCTAATTGAGTAGGGGGTGGAGGAGGTGGAGGAGCGATAGAAGGGAATCCGGTACCTGTTTCAGGATCAGGTCCTGGTGTGCCGTAATATTGAAAAAAGGGTGTTAAATCTAATCCTATTATCGCAAAATTAGTTCGGTTACTAGACCAGAAAGGCTCAGTAATAGTAGCAGTAAAAGTAGAACCTTGCTGTATTGGTTTGGTTTTCAAATCAGAACCAAGGTGGTATGAATTAAAATTGAACTGACTAAATACCATATCAGAATAATTCCAGAAACCTTCATTACTAACATTAGCAGGATTAGGGGGAATAAATCCAAAATACATATCTCCAGAAAAAACATCTCCTGGTTTAGTTATAAATAAACCAGTATCAAATGTTTGTTCTATCTTACCAAGTATGTCACCCCCCGGTCCAGGAACTTGTGGACTAAATGTCGGATTAGTTATTTTAAAAGTTAGGGGCTTTCCATTAAAATTTATTGTAATTGGTGGAAATGTAGAGAAGTCTTCAAAAATAGCATTCCTATCATCTCTACGGGGCATAGATACAGAATACTTAAAATATAATTTTTTAGGATTTGATGGTATAGTTTCTGTCTTAAACTTCTGGTAAAGTAGTTCTAAGGTTGGATCAGTAATTCGATAATTAAATCCATTCTTTGAGAGAATATAGTCTGATAGTTCATCTGATATCCTATATGTATCTAATGTTTGATCCATAATATTTATATATTATTAAAAGTCTAGTTTAACTTTAAGCAAAGCTTCTCTAGTGAAACTCTTTTGTAGTGGTTTAGACAACTTAGCTACTGCAACTAATTCATAAGAATCTGTATACATTCCCACTGTTGTTATATATACTTTAGGGTCATTTATAAAAGTAGGTTGTGAGAAGTCTCCTTCTGATCCTGTTATAAATGTAGGATTATTACTGAAATTATACCTATCATTTCTTACTCTAACAAAATAATGAGTAGATTTAACTTTTTCTGCGCTTCTTGCTTGAAATCCTAAAAAATCTCCCGAGGTATCTTGAAATTTAGCAGATCCAGACATAGACTTGTATAGTTTGAAAGCATTATCCCCTGCTACCTCGGACCCTGATACAGTTCCAAAAGAAGAAGACATGTCTAAAGCTACACCATCGATAATTACTACTCCTATATTAGGATATACTAGACCATATCTATGTGGATTGCTAGGATTATAAACTCCAGATTCTAAAGAACCGGATACTAAATTGTATATTTTCCCTGCTGTAGTCACAGAAGCAGCTCTAATTTTAGAATCATCAATCAATCTAGTGCGTCTACTATTTCCAGCTAATTTTACATTAGAGCCAGTATGTGTAGAATTACTTCCAGGCCCTGCAATAAATTGAGACCCTGATAAATGAGCTAAATTTATTTCAAGAGTACCCGCATCTAATGATTCCCTCAATCTAGCTCTATTAATATTTATTACATAAATGCTATTTGTAGATTTACCATTTATTGTAAATTTATTTTCACCCGGATCAAGGCATAATTGTTTATATTGCCCATATATAGCTCTAGTAGGAGTATCATTTATCTGCCCTCCCTCATCAGAAGATCCGGACCCATTGTAATTACCATAAGCAATACTAAACTGAGCTTCTGAACCTAATGAATTAGACGAGCTGTTAAAAATTTCGTAATAGTATCTTTTCTGAGTAGATGTCTGTCCGGATGAAGTAAAATAAGTTGTTAGATTTCCGTCATTATTAGAGAATAAAGCTCTAGTGACAATTTCTTCTTGATTTGGAACTATATCTGAAGTTTCGAATCTAGTGAATATATCTGTATTTGCCATTTTTATATATTATATTTATTCTGTTATTCCACTTCCAGGAGTTGTTCCGGCAGTAATTCTATTTACGGTTATACTAATGCTTACTCTTCCTCCCGTTTCATTACCTGTTATAGATAATGTAGCTTTTCTTTGATTTAAAGTTGACCCCTTTGCTTTAAGTGTAAAAGATAATCCAGTAACACTAACAGCTTGAGAAGCCTCCATTTCAGAAATAGCTCTAGGAGTAGATGAGGCGGTGTCTTGATTGTTATTTTGAGCAGGAGTTGGAGTCACTCCTACGAAAGATGCAACATCACTATCAGATAAAGTAGCGGTGTAACCAAAAGTAGTATTACCTCCTTCAAAGTTTATAGTTCTAGGAGAAATTGTAATTTCTTCTCCGTTAGTTAAAGTTACAGCTGTTTGACCTACAGAAATTATAGGAATTCTAACAGTTCTTTTAGGCAGAGTGACGAGTTTATATTTCATCATCTGAGTTTCATCTACCACTGCTTCGGTTAGAGGCATATTTTCGATGGTTATTCCATAATATGCTGTACCTAGTGGATGATCTGTATTCCATAAAGAATAGTCTACTTCATCGTCTCCTAAGGCAAAGTGAGTAATTTGAAACTCATTCCTACCTCTAGCAAGTAATTCTCTACCTCTTCTTGTGAGGATAGCATCTACTGTTATTTGATTATTATTTAAATATCCCATTTTAAAATTAGTTTTATAATAAATACTTTAAATTTTTATTTTTATACCACTATTTGATTAGCGCTAACTTCTCTAAATTCTACAACCGGCCCTCCGTCTATGGTTTCTGTAGTGTCTACATTAAAATCTAGTCCAGTTAATTTACATCCTGTATATCTTAATCTATTAGATACGGAATCCTCAATGTATTGATAATTAACAGAATGTAACGAAGATGAATAATATTTTTTCAAGCTCATAGATACAGCTATAGATAAATCTTTTTTATAAAGTGAATCAAAATTAGAAGATATACTACTAGAATAATGATATATAACTTTTTTATAGTTAGGATTTATCTTTTCTGATTCAATATAAGATTGAGTGACATTGTAAGTTTTTCTATAAATACTACCTTGATTATTCACAAAGTAATCATTTTTATATAAATACTCTTGTAATTGTTTTTTAGTAAATGTAGAATTAAAATTGTTATAACTTGATGATATTACATAATTGTAATTTACATTAGTATTATAAAAATCATCAATATTAAAATTATTTACCTTCCCCACTATATTTTCTACTGTATTTATGTTAGATTCGTAAGAGACATTAGATGATATAACTGAAATATTAGCATCGTAATAATTTATTTTTCTAGTTCTAGAAATTTTATCTTTATTAATTCCATTTCTCTTTACTTTATATACCATAACTTCATCATAGGATCCACTTAAAAAGTAAAACTCTCCTAATAACGTATTATTATTTGTAATAGTTGCGATGCTTTCATTTATTTTTCCGGTATTATCAACTTTGTATAAGGATTGAAACTCTGAATTCATGTTTTCTACATCCAATAAGCCTATGTGATTGTATATATTAATCTCACTTCCTATTTCTTGAAGTGTATTATCAAAATTCAATGATTGATTATCTAAAGAAGATTCTATGAAATTATAGTAATACGGATTTTTTATAGACCCTGATAATTTTTGATATGTTATTTCAGTATTTATAGGATTTTGCAAAGATGACGTATACTTAATATACTCAAAATTCAAAACAGGCGGATTAGATATAGAAGAAGTGTACTTTTCAATAGACATTTCTACCGGCATTAGATAGTCTATAGATCCTGTGTATAAAATATATTCGCCTGTTTGAGAATCCGTTTTTATTATTGTTTTTTCGTATTGGGGATTGGTTAAACTAGGATTTTTTCTAGCTATTCTAGTCCTTTCTAGTAAGTTCTCCTCTAACAATACCCCAGCAATTAAATTCGCCCTAGCCGGAACTAATTGAGTGACTTGTTGAAAAAAGGAATAATCATACAAAGAAAATATTTCTATATATTTATTATAATTATTTCTGTTTTTATACTTTTTCCAATAATTTTCTCTGTTTACTCTCAAGGAAGAATAGGTGTCTTTGGATAAATCATTAGGGTCTCCTATTAAATTATCTAAATTAACATTTCCAAATTGATTAGATATGTCTCTATTCACTTGATCTGTAGGACTAAAAACAATCGCTAATTTATTTGAATCTACAGGAGTGGTATCGAATGTATTTATTTGCACTCTTTTTTCTGCTGATAAATTATTTACTCTAATTGTTTCCTCTATTCTTATTTTATCACTTTTTGGTATATTAGCCCCTATGGTAGGAGAATAAGAATAATAAATTTCAGTGTAAGGTTTGTATTGATTTTCCTGTGACCCTGAGAAGCCTATAAAACTAGCGGTAGTATACAAGCTTTCTACTCTGTTAGGATGGCTAGAAGATACGTATATATAAGTTGAATGATCATATCTTAAAGAGTCCACACCTAAAGGATAATATCTGTTAAGTGTATCAAAAGAAGACGAGTATGAATCGCCATGATAAGCGGCAGGATTCAACGTATGCTCCTCAAATACTTTAGATGAGTAAAAATCGCTATAATCCTTGTAAGACTGTAAGAAGCCCGTGAACCTAGATGATGTAGAATACGAAAATTGACTTCCTGTAGCTCCGCCTAATATTAAACTATGTGGGGATGATAAAGAACTTGTGGATCCCCAAGTAAATGATATATCCTCATTAGAATTCAAAGACATAGATCCAGAAAAACTAATCCAATTTTCAAATTGACCACTAGATTTTTTCCATTCTATATTTATAGATCCTGTTTTATTTGTATCATTTATATTTTTATCTGTAAATATTCTAACATTCCAAACATCTCCATCAAAAAATGGATAATAATTTGACTTTACTGTATTAACAGATAATGAAGATGTAGAGTACGTTGCACTAGATGCTCCTTTATATCTTAAATAGCCATAAGAGTAACTTCCACTGAAAGACGATGTGGATATAGACCGATAACTAACCAATTCTAAATTATTATATACTTTATTTGAATTTTTAGAATCTACTATAGACCATAAACTCATGCTTAAACTAGCGGACGTATTTGATTTGAATCTAAATTCCGATACTCTAGGTGCTGATGATTCCGACTCATTAGGGGGTATTCTTTTGCCCCAAGGTATTTTAACAAATTGATTTCCGTCAAATTTTAATAAATATTGATATCTGTAGCTTTTGTGAACGGGAGAATATTTAGGTGGTGCAGCTCCTCCGTACTCCTTTATACTTATTAGAGTTTGAGGTATTCCATATATGGATAATAATGATTTTATACTTCTTTCAGTACCTTTAGTTTTTAACAAATACGGTATATTATTTACAACTCTTCTCCATATTTGATGAGTAAGGTTCTCATGTGCCTGTGACGCTAATAGTCCTGTATTTGAAAAACTACCAGTAGAATCACTTCCTATTTTATATAGCCATAAGTCACTTAGTTGATACCCATTATTAACCTCCCATCCTAATGATTTTGCATAAGTTTTTAGAAGTTCATTAGGTATTCCTCTTTTTGGGTGTTCGTCTCTTCTGTGTATAGATGTTAATTCTTTTATAAATGCATATAAATTGTCAAAATGCTCTCCAATCATATTTAAAAATACTAAATACTCCGAATTATCGGGGTCATTTACAATATGTCCCGGAGTAGCTTCGTATAAAGAATTATAGTTTCTTATGTCAAAATTATAGGCTTTAGATAAAGAAGAAGAATACCAATAATTGTAAGTAGCTGTAGTGATATGGTAATTTATATATTTACCACTATTTATATATTTTGGAGTAGGCGTTAAGCTTCCCGTAATATCATAAGAAAATAAACTTCCTGTAGAGTAATATAAATAATTTTCAAAATCATCAAAACTATTTTTTAATCTATGTGCTCTTTTTAAAATTTTATCATAATCTAAGGATGGGTAAGAAGAACTAGATGCATTAGAATTTATTATAGAATTACTTTGGCTAGTATAAAACTCAATTAATTGTAATTTGTAATTATAATTTTTTATTCTCTCTTGAGCCGATCCATAAAATACAAAATTTGAAAAATTTGAATAATCAATGTTTAAAGGAACGGAAGCTGATGAAGATATAACTTTGTTTATTATATTATTAGATGTTTCTATATCAGCGTCCAATAGACTATTCCATGTAGAATAATTAGTAGACTCTCCACTTGTCTCACTTAGTAAATAATTTGGAGTTAAAATTCTAGGCTGGCTTACTATTTCTGGAGAGGATACAGTGAAAGAATCAAAATAATCCTCCGCCGCTTTGAAACAAATATGGCACATCATACCAGTATTTATTCCTATAGGAGTGTTTAGTAATTTTATATATATAACATACTCATTATCACAATCTACTTTTATATTTACTATTGTGTATATTTTATTTTCCCCTAAATTTATTACTATGTTGTTCAAATAACCTACGGTACGTAAAAAAGCAACTCTATCTCTAAAAGATTTTAATTTGTCTATTATTTCCGGGTTTTCAATAAGATATTTAGGTCTTATAGCTAATTTTAATTCTAGTTCATCCGGACTTATCTCTTGTATATAGAAGTATTGATTATTAATATTACCAAAGATATTATATAAAAAATTAAAACAAATCTTGTGTGTTCCTTCATAAATGTCAGAATCAAAAAATAATTTACAAACATCTAAATTAATGTCATCAAAAGAAGAATCGAAATCATTTTTAAATCCATATATTGATTTAGTTAACTCGAATTTAGAATCATAAACATGAATATCTAAAGAACATGGACTTTTTAATTCATCAATAATTGCTTTTGATATATCTAAACTCATAAAAGATTCATAATTAAATGATACTCCTTCTATTAATGAACTGGATTCTTTTATTTTATCTTTATTTACGAATCTATCTATCATAATTTATAATTTTATTCCTTAAGAATTTGTGGAAATATTAGGAAAAGATTCGAAACTAGTAGTATTCCCTGAGGTTCCATAATTTATATTTTGTGTTCCGCTACCTTCTGTGTCAGTTACGCTAAAAGGGCAACTGAATACTCCATTTATAATAGTTATAGGTGTAGTAGATATAGAGGATATGCTAGATTGTGCTATAGATGTATTGGAACCTCTGTACTGATATGTTCTTTCGTCGTTAGTTTTTACAATTTGATTCATATTAAGTTTCTCCGTTGTATAAATACTACCACCTGGTGTCTTGAAATCGCAAGGATCTAATCTATACACAGTTACATTATTAGGTGATACGCAATCATATAAATTTGTTTTTATCAATCCTCTAGTTCTTTCTATATATAACACATTAGTAAGTTGATAACCCTGTGTTGAGTCACTAATACCTTTGTATTGATATTTTGCATTGGTTCCTGCTACTAAGTATATTTGATTTATAGAATCAGGCTCAATGCTAGTATTAATCATAGATTTTCCATCTATAGAAAGACCGTCGCATGCGATTAATATCCAATATTTTATTTCTGGACAATCTTTTTCGTTTACGAGTAGTTCTAGGTTATTTGAAGAATCTACTTGAACGGAATTTAAAGGAGGAGCTAAATCATTCCATGTATAATATTCATTTGGGTTATTTTTTAATCTATATCTTTGTTTTGGAATAATAGGTTTTATCTTAGTGTATAAAACGGGAGAATCGTAAGAAGTACAACCTGTTAATGTCCAATACGTATCAGTAGTTGTACCACCTCCACCGGATTCCCCTCCACCTTCTGTATCTGAGCAAATAGGATAATCCTTTTCTAAAACAGGCTTTTTACTGTCTATAATTTGATTATCTTTTAAATCAGGATTATTTTTCTTTAATTGTGTTCTGAAAGCTGTATTTTTACTTTCATAATTAGGTATTGCATAATCAAATAAATCTTCAACCCCATTAGGTGTGCAATATGCAAAATATATAGGACAAGCTAAAACACTATCATCCCTTTCCACATTCACAAAGTTGCTTGGTTTACTAGTTAATTCAACCGCTGTAGTACTTACTGTAGTAAAGTACAAACTTTTATATATGTTCTTATAAAATGATTTACTAGACAAAGGCGCTATGTCTGTATAATATTCCTGATCGTACCAACATTGTTTTATTTTCCAGTATTTAGTCTTAACACCTCCTGTACTTCCACCTCCTCCAGGACTTCCGCCGCCAGTACCCGTTTCACCTCCAATGTCTCCCCCTTCTACATCAGAACAATCCGGATATTCGTCTATTGGTATAGGAGTTTTACTAGCTACTATGTGTTTATCTTTTATTGGTCCATATTTACTAAATAAATCCGACCGCTTAAATAAAATTCTCTCCTTTAAATCTGTATTAGTATAATTATCATAATTTGTAATAGATTCTTGAGAAGTTTCAATACCATCCTTAGTACAATAAGCGTAATATACTTGACATCCTTTTATGTTAGAATCAGTTTCTATATCTACTTCAATAAAATTCTCTGGCTTATAATCTAACTCTATAGCATTTAAATTTTTTATTATGTAATAATCGTATTGGTTATATCTACCATCTAATTCTGATTTATAAACAGAGGATAAAGAGGTAGGTTTTTTGTCCGTATAAAAAATTCTACCATCATGACATCTATATATAACCCAATAATTAGTCTTTTTAGACTCTCCACCTCCTGTACTTCCACCTCCTCCAGTACTTCCACCGCCGGTTTCCTCCCCTTTACAGGAAGGTAACTCCGAATTACTAAACACAGAAAAAGAGAATTTTAATGTACCACTTTTTATATTTGAGTATTTTACTCTTAAATCACTTTCAGCCTTTGTTTTTGCGTTAGATCTATCTGATTCATTATAAACTATACTATTTTGATATAGAACATCGTTTTGACAGAATACATAATATAAAGTAAACGTATTACCACATTTAGGGTATGAGCTTTCAGGTATTATATTTTTAGATATAATAGCGTTTGGATAAGTTTGTTTTATAGATGTTTCAAGTTTCTTATATTCTATTTCATTTTCTATATTGGTGTAAGATTTTTCAACTATTTTATTATCGACACAATAAACTGTATATAAACTACTCCAATTATTTACAGGAGTAGTTATACATTCCTTTTTAAGTTGATTTAATAATTCAGTTTCAATTTCTTTATCACTTATTATATATTTAAAAGAATTAATTGCAGACGGATATCCAATTTCTTTTATTATGTCGTCCTCTAATTTTTTTGTCTTTTTATCTAAATCAGCTTGGTTTTCATAAGAAAATCTGACAATTCTATTAATTATTTGCGAATTATTTAAACAGAGTGAAACATAAGCTGTAAATACTGATTTTCCTGCGGGTAATTCTTGACATATAAAAGCTTTTTTTCTATCTTCCGTTGGCTCTACTCCTATATAATATTCTACTAAAGAAGATTTTTTGTAAATATCTAATTGATTTATTTTTTTCTTTACCTCTTTTTCCATATCTTCCGGGCTTGTATTTGCGGGGAAGACAATTTTGTCCATAAAACCAGTATAAGTTCCCGTTGTAGTTTTTGCGCAATATAAAATATAAGAGGAAGGCCCGATAACAGGAGGTGTGCCTCCACCTCCTCCTGGAGGGGTACCACCACCTGCTTCTTCGCCACCTCCACCACTTCCCGGAGGGGTACCACCACCGGTCTCTGTTGGGGGTTTAACTTCTTCTACTGATCCGGATTCACAACAAGCATTTACTACATTTGTTATGGAAGGAGCCGTTGCGGGAGGCGGGTTTACTACGATAGGGTCTACAGGATCTACAATCAGCTGTGTTTTCTTTCTAATCTCGGGCGTCCAAAGATTAGATAAATCTATACAATTTCCGTTATTATCAGGATTTATAAAATAATAAGTATAATCTTCTAATTTTCTAACACTTCCTATGTTTTCATTTGGTTCTAAAGGATTTGGTCTATCTCTAGAATCTTCGGAACTAAAAGTATTGGATGTTGATTCTGGATTTTTAGTATTACCTGCTATTTTAACAAAAGTTCCTAATGGGTAATTTATTAATTCAGAGAAATTTGAACTTTCTATAGTTACTACGTTATTATATGTAATATTTCTTTCATACATCATAACTTCTAATGTCTCTCCATTGGGTATAACGCAGATAGAAACATTAGTAAGTCCCTCATTAACAACATCAGTAAAATAAGAAAAATTAGTATCTATAACTTTTGATAATATTGTGTCGGATACTATTGTTTTTTCAGGTCTTATAAAATAATAGCCAGGGTCTACAGATAAAGTACTCCCTTCTAATTTATAATTTATTGGAACATATTTTATACCTTTTAGATTTACTTTTAATTTTGGTTTGTTTGCTTTATTTATATCTTCGGTGGAGTATCTGTTTTTATTTTGTCCTTCTATTTCGGGAATTCTTTCATTAATTGTCCCAAACATTATTTTTTCTACATTTCCTTCATATTTTCGGATTACTTTATATTTTATGTAATCTTTACTTGTATCATTTGATTGATTCTCATTAGGGGGAATAGTTACAGATATATCTAATTTATTATTTACATTTAAGGCATCTTCAATTTTTATTAATTCTTTGGATTCAGATGTCTTTAATCTTCCGGACATGTATTTTCCATATTCGTCTATATTGTATGGCCCTTTATAGATATCTCCATTTAAGTATGTAAATTCGCCTGTAGATATGTTAGGTCCACTATTTAAACTATTAGGGTCTGATAGTCTATGTAAATTTGTATTAGTATTCTCTTCCACTATTTGCTAACTTTAAAATATATAGAATCATCAATTGTTTTTTCAATGTCTCCTCCATCCATCTTCACTTTAATTAGAACTTTATAATATCTATTTGGAAGAAATGTATTAAAATTTACTTTAAAATAATTTCCTTTATTATCACAGCTTATTACATTCCTATCATCAAATGGAACAACATACATAGATGTTTGTTCATCTTGTATTGCATAATAAGAAGATGTTGGTAATCTTTTACTTGAAATGTAATTTGAGGATGTAGAATATGTTTTAACTGGGATTCTATCTCTTACTAAGAATCTAAACTTTGTTTTATCTGTTGGGTAGTAAGATGCTTTTTTATTTTTGAAATGTAGAATGAAATCTTCGTTTGGTACTTGGGAGAATGATGATGTTCCTGAGAAGTCTGCATCATTCCATACAATGTCTAATCTTGGGATGAATATAGTATTAGTTTCCCTGCTGAAAAATTTGACCGCCCCCATCACATCACAACTTTTCTCATCATTATCACTTCTTTTTATGATGAGACCATTATTGGGGATAGAACCGGAAATCCATTTATGAATAATGTTAGTGATGTCCATTCTTACATCCGGACTTTCTTGGTCAAAAGATTGAGATGCGACGAAAGCACTTTGATAATACCAAGTTCCACCTCCTTTTTGTGTTACGTATGAGCCAGTAGTTCCTGCAACAAATGAACCAGAAGTCCACTTTTTACCCGTTGTACCAAAAGAGCCATTTCTATAAGTCCATGAAACTCCATCTTTAATTTGAGGAGAAGAATTGTAATAACCTTTTCCTTGGCTCCAAGATTCACTAACAGGATACGCGTATAAAGAGTAAGATAAGGCTAAATTATCAGCTTGTGCAGAAAATAAATTTAAATAATATTTGCTTGATTTTCCTACAGTTCCATTCTGAATTAACTTATTTATTTCGATGGAATCTATTTGAAGCAATATCCTAGAATTATAATTGTAATTATAAAAAATATCATTAGCATCTGCAACATTATGAGATATCTTTTCTAACTCTATTATTGAATCTAAACCTGAATTTAAATCAGGTTTTCCTTCATATATAGTGGCATCTCTTGTTGGATATACTGAATACTGCATTTTATGATAGGTTTACAACTCTTCCCAATATGTCTTTATTTTTGTACTTAACTTCAAATATAGAAGGGTCTAGAGCTGGGTATAAAATATTATTTTTTGTAGCTGTTTTTATATCGTAGTAATTTCCTGAATATCCCTCTGCTTCATCGTATTTATTATGAATTTCAAAATTCATTACGTTTTTAACTCCTTTCACGTCTTTTATTAGGCACATTACTTCGCTTATATAAATAGGTTTACCTATTTGCATTTTATCATTATTAAAGTAGTCTCTTAAGTTAGAAAGGCATTGAAGTAATATTTCATTTGAGTTATAAGTTGAAAGGGTTAAGATTTCAAAGCTAATTGCTATATTAATAATAAAAGCATCTCTAATATTTATAGCATCTGTTAACATTCTATATTGCAGTAAATAATTTTTAATGTTCATTTTAACCGCTGTATTTAGTGATGTAAAATTTTTATTATTATCATAGCCGAGAAGATATAAATTTAGAGAGAGTTGATTCGGGATAGAGTCGTATGTCCCAAATTCTTTAGTTTGAGAGTCTCTTTCAATATGGGCTTTAGAAATAGCTCCAAATTTAGGGGGCATGCTGTAACATCTAATCAAATAATCATCTTTAGTTACTGCTCTATTTTGAGAAGCAAAGTGATTTATAGTTTCTTCTCTTATATTCTCAATTGATTTATCGGATATTCCACCTCTCGCTGGCTCCGGGTTATTTACAACAATAGAAGAAATTGAAGAATTATATAATATAGGGTCTAAAGAACCAAGTGGCGTTAATACATTTATACTGGATACTGTGTTTATTGAGTTGGCGGACACATTATCCGGAATTCCGCCACCAATTGTATAGTTGATAGTTAAAGTAGTATTAGAGGGTGCAGAACCGTATGTTTTGGTATATAAAAAATTCTCAGGTGCTATACTTAAGTCTACAACTCGCTCAAAATAATTTAATCCAGAACCTACATTAAAAGGGTTAGGTACTATTTCTTCATCCACTTCAGAACTTATACCACCACCAAACTGAATCTCCATTCTATCATCTAAACGAAGTCTAGTGACAAATCTTTTTTCAGTCTGTAGATAAGTTAATAAATAGGGGGCAGAATCTCTATACTCAGATAATTTCTGATCATTAAAAGGTAAATTCTGTACAGGTAAAGGAATTGTGTCTTGAGCTAAATAAGGCACTTCATACCATTGATTTCCATCAGAATCAAAAACACTAATAATTTCTAGGATATTTGTTTCAGGTAAAGTTATTTTATCATAGGGTTTAGGTGAGCTAAAAGAATACGACCTATTTATCACAGTGCCTGATACAGCTTTTACTTTTTTTCTAAAAAGGTAATTTTGGACTTCTCCTGAGTTATCTATGGTGTATACGGATATTTCCGTAGGGTCTAAAGAAGAACTATATCTAAAATCTACGGATTCCACGGTTCTAAAAGAAATTCCCTCATCACTACTTAACAAAGCCCCACCTTCTATTGTCAAAGCGTACTTAAAATCTGGTTTATTATTTGGCCCAGAACCTGCGGCTGGCACTACTTGGTAAATATCTATATCAGCAGATGAACCTGCTATAAAAGAAGGCTTGTAACCTAAAGAATTAGCTATATTATATAAATTTATCTTCTCTTGCACAGTAGCTAGTAAGGATTCTCTTAATTGAACGTCCGTATAGAAAGACAAGACATCTCCCACATAAGAAGCTAACTCTATAAACATCATTCCTGGAGATGCCTCATTAAAGTCATTGTAAGTATCCGGAAAATAATTTCTAGAAAAATCAATTAGAGATTGTCTGAATTCTCCAAAATCTTTATTGACATATTTTACATCCTTACTAATTAAATTACTTCTTTTGCTCATTTTTATAATATTTCAGCGGCTAAATCATTGCCGGAATTGTAAATTACTACTGTTCTATTAGCTCCTTTTTCGGTTACTGAAAAAGATATTCTTATATTAACGGAATTTTCTGCCTCTGAATATCCGTAATTTTGATTACCTCCAATACCTACGCTTAAATCCTTAAGAACTATATAAGGAAGCCAAAAACCTATATCTTCCTCTAAGGAAGACTCTAAAAAACCTCTATTAAAAGAACTATTTTGTTCAAAAACAAAATCTCGAAGTATTGTTCCAAAAGTGGGCTGCATATACCTTTCACTTTTTCGTGTCATGAGTAAATTTATCAAATTACTTATAGCTTGCTCTTCTGTAGTGTATGATTGCTTGAAAGCCCCTACGTCTCTAGCGGGCTTTTTATTATAAGCCTCAAGAGGACTTCGGACATAAGTGTTTCTATTAAATGGGAGTAAAATACCTACGGCTTTATCTAATTTAGTGTCAGGTGGATATGCTTTGTATATTATTCTACCCATTATTTTAGTTTTTCTGCTTTTTTCAATACGGGTGTATAATTTCTAGAAAGTAGTTTACTCATTAGATTACCCCCTTCTGATGAGGGTAGTACTACTTTACCGTCCATATCAACTACAGGTTCATTTAAATATGAATAGTTAGAGGAATTAATGTTTTCTGTAGTTACTGATGGGCCGTATTCCATATCCGAGCTATTGAAAGGAGAAGTACTAGATAGAAGAGAATCTATAGAGTTATATGATTTTTGAGTATAGCTTTCTTTTGTGTATACTGGATTAACAGTTTTATTTTTATTTGCAAGGATATTAACATTAGAAGAAGCTAGTTTATCAAACTCTTCTTTAATAATAGATTTTATTTCTTTTTTTATTTCTTGAGATATTTCTTTTACCAAGAATTTTATAAGTGAGTTCTTATCCATGTTTATAATAAATATTTGTTACTGTTAATAAATCTAAAAGTTAACTTCAACTATTTTATTTAAATAAACTAACTCATGTGATAAATGAGTGTAATTATTATCATATAAAGTTACTTCTAGTTGTTTTTTTATACAAGTTGAATCTACTAAAGTTTTACTTTCTACTAACATAGACTCTTCTAAAAATAGCGAATTGGTATTTAATAATTTTTCCAAATCTATATTATCCTTTAACTTACTTCCTATTATATACCATCCAGGCTTACAATTTTTTTGTATAACCAATATTAAATATACAATATCAGACATAACTGCAATAGTTCTTTTGCTTTTTAAAATAGATACTATTTTATATAAATGTCCATAACATTTACCATCAGGGTATTGCACGTCTAAGGGTATAGGTATAAGGTCTAGAGATAAGGAAGGCCCTCCAGGCCCTCCAGGTCCGCCGGGCCCACCGGGACCACCTGGGCCACCTGGGGTTCCCGGAGCAGCATTAGGTAGTGTAGAATCAGATCCTCTAGGACCACCGGGAGACCCAGGCCCACCGGGACCTCCTGGTCCACCGGGACCACCGGGACCACCGGGACCATCAGGAAATCCGGGGGTGCCTTCATTTCCGGACGTACCTTCGCTTGATGGTGTTCCTGGTAAGTCAACAGGAGAGCCATCAGGTTCTTCTTTAGATCCTCCATTCTCCGGGATTGATTCAGTTTCTAGATTTCCCGCTTTTGGAGGTACTCCGGGTTCTTTAATTAGTAATTCAGGTGTTTTTTTATTAATTGTCAAGCCAGGTACCGATACTCCAGGATACCCAATAGATCCGATACCAGATGTCTCCCCTCCCGGAAATTCAGGACTAGTGGTAACTCCTCCACCTACACTTCCGGGTATGCCAGGTATATTGTTTGTAAAGCCTGTAGGGGCTACTCGAGATAATCCATCAGTTCCTAACTTAAAATTAGAAGGTAACGCGGGAGGTTGTGGAAAACTTTGAGAACACCCCCCACCCCAAACACCTCTAGTGGGATTTATTGTATATCTAGGTTTTAATGATATTATACTAGGTAGCCGTGGAGAAACTAAAGAAGGTCCTCCAAGGGGTGATGTGGTTATACCTCCTGGGCCGGCTAATGCTTGTAATTCGCTATGTAATCCTAAAACAAAATCTACAAGGTCATCGAAATCTACATCATGTTTATTAGTGGTAAGTCTTATTCTTGAAGCAGATAAGTATATTGTTTTTTTTGCAATCAACATCATATCATCTTTCTTTGCTTGCATTACAATTCTATCTGCATTTGTAGCCGATTGAGCTTTATTAAAACTTGGAATACTAGACAAAGGAGAAGGACATGCTCTAACCGAAACAAATCTTGATAAGGCTTGATCAGAAGTCCAATAAGTAGTAGAGAAATCATTAGCTGCATCTTCTATGGCGTAAGATAATGAATTTTTTATTTCTCTATTTGGTATATCTTTTACTTCGTTAGGTAATGGCTTACTTGGTCCTATAGGTTTATTAGCTACTATAGTTATTGGATTTCCCGCTTTCCCAGATTTCCATGTCGGTTGATTTTCATGTTGTGGATGAGGACCCGAGCCAATGCCTAGTCTTATAGATGAGCCACCTCTACCGGTAAAAGTAGTGTCTCCTTCAAAGGGTTGTATGAAGTTAGCAGTATAAGGTCTTTTAGGGAAGGTGTTTCCGGGAGTAACAAACGGAGGTGCAGGTTTATTGTCAGATGATTTAGATCTATTAGAAGCGTGTGGTATTTGATTTATTACCGAATCATTAGTTGAATTAATTGGTAAAGGAATGTAGTATAGTACTTTATCTAAATTTGGAGCATCTGTACCATCAAATCCTGTTAGCTCAAAAACAACTACATGTTCTCCTCGTAATGGTATATTTCTAAAGTTAGTGAATAAAGGTCTAGCATAGTGAGCGCGAACATTCCCTATTAAAGAATTTGGGTGCAACTTAATTTTTACAGAGCCTAATGGAAGTATTCTACCTTTATCGTCTTTTTGGTTTTTACTATATGCCTTAGAGGTCTCTATCACTTCCGCCGATACTA